GTTGATGAGGGCGGCGTCGTGCGAAGCAAGGGCAAAAGACCATCGCACAAAACAGCGTTCGGCATGGCGACTGATCGGTCAGTCGGCACGCGGCCAAGCGGCGATAGGGGTAAAGTCGACTCTCCAACCGAAACCTATCGAGCCAAGGTGAGTAAACTATCGACGCGACACGAGGACGGCCGAAAAATAAACGCCCAACTGAGCAACCGCGGCACGGCAACCAAGGGCAGCTCAGAAGGCGACACGCAAACAGTTGTCGATGGCTACGACCCGCCTGCTCTCGCGAATCCGGGCAACGTCATCAAGTGCGTCGTTGGCGGAGGCGTCATGGGATCATCGCTCGCGCACGAGAACGAAGCCCCGTTCCCCGAGTCGCTCGTTAAGCCATTCGTCCTGTCGTTCTGCCCGCCTGACGGGATTGTTTGCGACCCTCACGCGGGAAGCGGCACAACGCTCGCGGTGGCGCGAAACAACGGGCGGCGGGCAATCGGCTGTGATGTGCGGGGCTCGCAGGCGGAGTTGACCCGGCGGCGGCTGTCCGCGGTGACGCCGCCGATGTTCGCGTGAGTTTGCCGCGATGTAGCGAGTAAACTGACCGCATGGCTCTCACTCCTAAACAAGCCCGATTCGTCGAGGAATATTGCATTGATTGGAATGCAACTCAGGCTGCGATTCGCGCGGGGTACAGCGAAAAAACGGCGCAGGAAATCGGCGCGGAAAACTTATCGAAACCTATCATTGCCGATGCGATTGAGAAGCATCGTGACCGAATTTCAGAGAAGGCCGAGGTTGACGCAGCATGGGTTCTTCGGCGACTGAAGATTGAAGCCAAGCGAACCGGGAAAGGCTCGCAACATGCGGCGCGCATCCGAGCGACGGAACTTATCGGGAAGATCGTTCGAGCATTCCCGGCCGACGAGGTTAAACTGAAGCACGGGGGCGATCCCGACAATCCGACGGCGATCGAGACCAATGGTAACATTAGAATCACAGTCACTAAAAGAATCGAGCAGCTTTCCGGTGCGCTCGACAGCGTGGCGAGCCGCGCGATCGAGAGCGGCGGCGATGTTGCAGGCGACGGTATTCGAGAACCCATGGATTCCTGATTCGATCAAGGACGGCATCACGCCAAGGCAAGCGGAGTTTCTTGCCTACGAAGGCCGCGAGGCACTTTACGGCGGGGCGGCGGGCGGTGGAAAATCGGTCGCGTTGCTCATCGCGGCGTTGCAGTTCCTCGACGAGCCGGGCTATTCCGCATTGATTCTCCGACGCACATTCAAGCAGCTATCAAAGGCTGATTCAATCCTGTCGAAGGCGAAGGAATGGCTTTTGCCGTTGCGGCGGCGCGGCGTGCGGTACAACGGCGACGAAAAGAAGTTCACATTCCCAACCGGAACGACGCTCGAATTCGGCCACATGGACCATGAGGATTCGAAGCATGATTACCAGGGCGGGTCGTGGGCGTTTGTTGGAGTCGACGAGGCGACGCAGTTCACTGGCCCGATGCTGTCCTACCCGCGAACCCGGCAACGTAGGCCGACCGGATCGCGGCTGCCGATCCGCTGGCGAGGCGGCTCGAACCCCGGCGGCGTCGGCCACGAATACATCAAAAACAGATACATCAAAGATTCGTCCGGGCGAAGTCCCGCGAACCGCGACCGGCAGTTTTTCCCCGCGACCATCGACGACAATCCCAACATCGACCGCGCCGACTACATCAAGCAGCTGACGGAGTCAGGCGTCGGTCCGCTGTTGTTGGCCCAACTGCTCCGCGGCGATTGGGACGCGGTCGCCGGCGGCCGATTCCGTCGTGAGTGGTTCCGGCGATTTGAGCGGTACGGAACGCACGGATACAAATTGTTTTCACCCGATTGCCCGGAGGGGCGATACGAGGAAAAGCTTCGTTGCGTCGTGCAGTATTGCGACCCGGCGGCGAGCGAGAAGAAAACGGCCGACTGGACCGTTGTCAGCACGTTCGGCCTGACGTACCGAAACGATGTGCTTTGGCTGGGGATGCATCGGTTCCAGAAGCAAATTCCCGACATCCCGCCGATGGTCCTCGCCGAGCATCGACGCTGGCGGCCGCTATTCACCGGCATCGAGGCCGTGGCGGGCAACGCGGCAGTGCTACAATTTTGCCAGCGGTTGCCGATGATCGCGAAGGCCGTGAGCCCGATGGGCGAGGACAAACTCGTCAGAGCGACGTCGGCTATGGTACTCTGTGAGACGGGCCGACTGTATTTGCCCGACCAGGCCGATTGGCTGGAGGATGCAGAGGGCGAGTTGCTCCGGTTCACTGGCGACGACAAGGTCGACGCACACGATGACATCGTCGACACGCTGAGCATGTTCGCGGCCGACTTGCCGGGCCTGGAATACAACGGGAAACCGCAACGGCCTTATGTTCATCAGTCGTAGGGAAGTCAGACGGTTGTTGACTGAACTCTGGCATCGCGTCAGAGAACTGGAAAAGCGACTCGCAAAGGAGCAATCGTAATGGGGATGCCGTTTCGAATCGTGTCGCTGCCGTTCCGCAACAGCACGCGAATCTGGAAGAAACTCCCCGACGGCACCATGCCCGAATGCGCGACCCCCGAAGAAATCGAGATCGTGCAGTATGTCGAGGAGTTGGAAGCGAAGGTTGCGGCGGGCGAGCCCGCGAGGGAGAAAATTCGCGAACTGGAGCAGAGGATTGTCGGGCTCGAGCAGCAGTTGCGAAACAAGATTCCGGCGCAACAGGGAAAGAGATGAAGCTTCGCCGCGCTCGAAAAATACTCAAAGCGAACCCATTGCATGCTGCCGCGAAACGTCGGCTAGGGCGATGCGAGTGGGTGTCTCCCAAAGCCAAAAAGGAAAATCGGCGGCTGGTGAGCGAGGCGATGTGTTTTCGTCCGTGGTTCGAGCGGATTTTATGACACCGCGACCGTCCGCCCGGCCCCGTAGTTTATTGTCACTTCGCCGATCTGACAACCATTCAGCACAAACGTCGCCAGCGCTGTGCTCCACGGATCATTCCACGTCGATCCCTTGAACATTTGCACCGATCCCGAAATAGTCCTCGCGCGGTTATCTTTGCTGAAGTCGACCGAGGCGTCACTGCCCACGGTCGGCGTCGTCAGCGTGCCGGTCGACATCCAGTACATCACCCCATCCTGCAGCGACGGCGACGATCCCGTCGCGGCCTGTTTCACCCACGTTACGGCCGCCGAACCGTACTGAGTGAATGACGCGGGCAAATTTGAATTCACTTCCAATTCCGAATCGGTGTTGACGATCGAGGTCGCGAATACAACGCCGACGCCCGCCCGCACGGTCGAGTTTTGGCACTTCAGCGTTGCGAGGTTGGCAACCGTGTTATCGACCGGAGCGATCGCGAGCGTGGCCTGCTCGACGTTGTAGACGCTGCTGGCCGACGTGCCGCGAATCCACATCTGTTCACTGAGCAGCGTGCTGGGGCCGTCGCCAACGAGATTCAGCGTGCCTGCCGTCGCCCCGTGGTTGATTTTGATTTGCGCGATCGCGTCGGTGACCGGCTGCTCGATGTTGAACGTGCCGCCCGCGAGTTGCAGTTCGGTCGCACGATATTCAAAATATCCCGAAGCGTTGTATTCCGGAAGGCCGATTTTGCCGGTGTACTCGCGTCGGCGATACATCGTGATGCCGGTGAGGGCCGCGAGCTGGTCGATATTCCACGTCGCGTCGACCGCGCCGAAGTCGAAAACGATCGTGTCGCTGTTGACCGGCAGCGTGCCGGTGTCCCAGTTGTTTGCGTTGTTGACGTCGTTTGGCGAGACGTTGGCTTGCGTCGTCGCGGTCGAGATCGTGCCCGTGCCGCCGGAAACCGCGACCGCAACCGTCACCGGAGTTCCCGCGAGCGACGATTGCACCGCATAGGAGATGACCGCCGTCGTCGGCGTCGTCCAGGTGATTTCGAGGAACTCGGGCTCAAGGCTAGCTTGGAGCAACGCGGCCAGAGCCGCGGCCGTCGTGATGTTTGTGCCGCCGGTGCCGAGCGTCGACACCACTTTTCCCGTCGTCGTGTTCGGGATGCCGACCTTGTATGTCGTCGTCGCGTCGTACGTCCCAATCGTGATTGTGCCGGCCTGCGCGGTTTTCTGTGCCCGCCCGACCCATCTTTTGACTGCCATTGGTTGCACTCCGTGAGATGGGTGCAACGCTAACGGTTACCAATTTCGAACCGCGTCTCACGGATAAACGTGCGAAGTCGTGCGAAGTCGTGCGAAGTCGTGCGAGCACGGGGCCGCCAGCAACGCGCCAGCAAAATCGAAATCTGTAGCCGTTCTAGTGGCACGCATGGCGAGAAATCGACTGTGCGTACTGAGTCCTGGTGAGCGGACCGTGGGGCGAACCCCTGACGGTTTGCCGCGCAAGGTCACGTTTAGCCGCGAGTGGATTGCGAACCAAGTCGAAAAAAACAACGAGCTTTTGGCTGCGAAAATCCCGGTTCCGGTTTCGTGGGAGCATCGCAACGACGCCAAGCCCGGCCGATTCAAGCCCGACGACATGGCCACGGCCCGCGCGAAGGGCGTCGCCGGCTGGGTCGAAAAATACGAACTCGACGCGAACGGCATTGCGTGGGCGAACATCGAGATTCCCGACGAGGCCGATCAAAAACAGGCCGAGAAGGTTCGTTTCTGCTCGCCAGAAATCGACGAATTCACCGACGGCGACGGCAAATGCTGGGGCGAGGTTTTCACCCACATCGCGCTAACGCCGCGACCCATCCAGCACAATCAGCCGCCGATTGCTCGGCTTTCATTTGGACCGATCAGGCTTTCAACCGACCCGGAAAAGGGGACCGATATGGCCGACGACAAGGGCGACAAAGGGAAAAAGGGCGAACAGGATGGCGGGCCCCAGGCCAACCCCAAGCTGAAGGACGCGCTGACCGCGCTCGCCGAATTCGGCCTCGTCCTTGGCGACGACACCCCGAACGATTTTGAAGCTTTCCTCGATCGGCTCATCGTCGCGGTCAACACGAAAAAGGCCGCCGAGGGCAACCAGTTCGAAGAGGACGAGGAAGAGCCGCCGGCCCCCGCGAATCCGCCCGGTCCGGTTTCGCTGTCGTTCCAAAAACAGCACGACGCGGCCGTTGTGTTTGCGACCGGCACAATCAAGGGTCGAATCGGTCGCCTGCTCAAAACGCGACGAATCACGGCGAAGATCAACGCCGGCCTCGAATCCGAATTGAAATCGGTGCGGTTGTCGTTCGACAAAAACGGCGAACTCAAGCCGAATTCGCTGCTCGCGAAAATTGAGGCTTACGAGGCCCTCGAAAAGGATGCCGCTTGGTCGCGGCGACAGCCAGGCGGCGAGCGGCTGAGCCACGACGTTGAAGTCGCTGCCCGGCCGTCCCACGCGGACGCATCGCCGACCCCGGCGCAGACGAAGGAAGCGGTCAAGAAAATCTCCGACATGGTGGGCGGAATTCGCTGACGCCATGCGTCAGCAGCGTGATTACGATTCGTAACCGATCATTCAGACGAGGGCTATACGATGCCGCAGAGCGAAGGAATCACACGCCTACCCGGCGCGATTGACGCGATCTTCTCCACCGAGCGAGACCTCGAGTGGGGCCCAGTTTCAAACTACTACCTGCTGTCCGGCAAGCTCGATTCGACGGCGGTCGACGCGGGCAACTCGCCAACGACCGAACTCCGCCGCGGGCTGCTGCTGGGGCGCGTGACGTCGACCGGCAAGCTCAAGCAGTACAACCCCACGGCGACGGACGGCACGCAATACGCGATCGGGCCGCTGTTTCAAGAAGTGAACATGTTGGCCCCGGAAACGCAAATTGCGGCCGATCATGCGTGCCGATACATCGCGTTCGGCGTCGGCATCAAAAGCGCCCAGGTTCTTCTGCTCGACGAGCAGGCTCGGCGGCAGCTCCAAAAACGCATTCTGTTCGACGATTTCCAGACGCGTGAAATCTTCGGCGGTTGGAGTCGCATCACCGCTAAAACGGGCAATTACACCGTTCTCTCGACCGACAACAACACGCACTTCACCACGACGGGCAACGCGGGCGCGTTGACCTTCACGCTGCCGACCACGATTCCGGCCCCCGGTTGGCGTGCGAGGTTCTCAAACACTGTCGACCAAAACATGATCGTCGCGGCTCCGGCGAACAAACTCGTTGCCTTCAACAACGCGGCGGCGACATCGGTCGCGCTCTCGACGGCGGGCAACAAAATCGGCAGCGGGTTCGAAATCACCGTCGACGAAGGTTCGACCAAATACATCGCGATCCCCTACGGCCAAGGCACCGTGACCGTCGCGTAATTCGCGGCGCCGGAACTCAATCGCTGGCTGTTCATGGTGAGCGGCCAGCCTTCTGAACTGCACCTGACTCGGAGAATACGATGGCTCTTGCGTGGGATATTCTGAACCCGTCGATCGTTACGGGCGTGGTGAGCCAGGTGAAAGCCCAGGGCGACACTCTACAAAAAATCTTCGGATTCCAAGAAGGCGGCCCGGCGACGCGGCAGGTCAGCGCGACCGCGTCGTACGACTACGACATTTTCAACAACACCCAGACGGTGATGCGAGGCCGGTTGCCCGGAACTCCCGCCGGCACGATCCCGCGCCAGCAAGTCGGCCGCGTTACGCAGACGTTCGGACGCGGCTATGAGAAAATTCCGCTCGACTACGAGCAGATTTCGAATATCCGGGTGATCGGTGAAAACGCCGGCACGCTGGACAAAATGGGCTTCCAGTACATGATTCGACAGGCCCGCTACCTCAAGCAGCGGCAGCAGAACTACCGCGAGTTCATCACTGGGGCATTGTTCCGCGGCGGCGTGTATGGCTTCAACCTCGTCGGCGAAGATCTGCTGCCGGTGTACGACACGACGAACGCGTACATTACGAACGATTTGAAAATGTCGGCGAACTTCAAATCGACCGCGATCCCAGGCCTGCCGATGGACACCGGCAGTAACCTCGTGACCGCCGCATGGTCGACGACCTCGACCGACATCCCGGCGCAACTGGCCAACATCGACGCGGGGTTTCAGCAGGCCGTGAACGCCCCGCTGAAGCATATTTTCCTGACCAATGTTCAGTTTTTGAACGTGCTCCAGAATGACAAAGTTCGACAGCTCGCGGGCACGGCGAACAAGGCGTTCAGCACCTACGAGATGATGGACGTCACCGGTCCGGATGGCAACCCGACCGGCGCGAAGGGGGCGGTACTGACCGGCCTGCCGTACTACATGTGGCACACGTTCGACGGCTACCTCGACATTTACGACCTGAACTCGGCCTCGACGAAGGTGAAGATTCTCGACGATCTCTTTGCGACGTTCACCATCGAAATCGACCCGTCCTGGCTCGCGATGGTTGAGGGCATGGAGATCGTAAAGGAGAACATGATCGCCGACGCGCACCCGGTGATGGGCGGCTACTCGTGGCTGAAGGAACTCGACGACACGGCTCGCGTCGAACTGTACTCCGTGCTGAAGGTGCTCGTCGAGTTGACCATTCCCAAGGGCGTTGCGCGGGCCAAGGTCGCGTAATCGGTTTGGGACGCGTTTTGTTCGTAGCGGTTCGACTGATTCGAGGCTGAGTGATGCCCCAGGATACCGTAGTCACCCTGCTGTCGTCTGCCGCCGGCCAGGACGGAAACGCGATTTCCGCCAGCAGCACATCGGCGCAGGGGATTACGGTCGAACTTGCCAACTATTACAATTTCATCGGAGTATTCGACTGTCAGGCGATTCCGTCCGGCGGGGCCCCGACGCTCAACGTGTATCTTCAGGCGAGCCCCGACGGCGGCGTGACGTGGTACGACATCGTCTCGTTTCAATTCACGACGAGCGTTACGAAGCGGCTGTTTCAAATTTGCGGCGAGGTCGCAGGGCCGTTGACGACGAAGGCCCCATCGGACGGGGCGCTCGCGAGCGACACCGTAGTCCAGGGGCCGTGGGGCGATC